TACTGATGTAACTATAAGTTCTCCAACCTCTGGGCAAGTTCTCTCTTATAATGGATCTCAATGGGTGAATAGTGCTCCAACTGGATCTGGTGGTAGTGGACTGACATCAAGAACAACTGCGAATGCTACAACTGCTTCACTTGCAAATGATGCGGCAGGAAACATTACAATTACAGCCGCAAAAACTTATGCATTATTGAAAATTCAAACATCACATGCAGCATGGGTAACGTTATATACTGATTCAGCGAGTAGAACTGCTGATGCATCTAGAACACAAAACACAGATCCAGTTCCAGGATCTGGTGTTTTAGCTGAAGTGGTTACAACTGGTGCTCAAACAATTCTGATGACACCAACTGTCTATGGATTTAACAATGATACTACCCCAGCATCAAGTGTTTATTTAAAAGTTGTAAATAAGAGCGGATCAGCTGCATCAATTACTGTAACTTTAACTTACGTTCAACTAGAGGTTTGATAAATGAGTAAAGATTTTAGTCTACTTGGAAATCCAGAAGATACTAATCTAAGAGAATATGTTGTAGTTGTTGAATCTCATGATCAGTTGGATAGTTTATATGAAGATATAGAAACGGAAGGTGGAAGCGACACAATTCCTGAGAGAGCATGTGAATGTTCTAGACGTAAACCATTGTTTAGAAGCACTAGATATAAACTTACTTATGATGAGGCATATAAGTTACTAAATGATGAGAGAGTTATTGCAGTTGAATTAACAGAAGAGGAAAGAAAACTTATTAGAGTTCCATATGGGTGGTCTTCATCTGGAAATTTTAGTAAAACTACTGCCTCCTCGTCAACAGATTTGAATTGGGGATTTGTTAGGCAACTTAGTCTTCAGCAAAATGCTGGAGTGCCAACCTGGGGAGCAGGCGATGCAGCTTTAAACAGAGTATTAAATTCAGATTTATCTGGAAAGAACGTTGATGTTGTTATCATGGATGATGGGACGCCATATGCATCAACATTAGAATATCAACAAAATGCAGATGGAACTGGGTATCCAAGACTGATTTATTATAATTGGTTTCAGCATAAAAGTCCACCAGAAATGTATTCTTACACTGATACGGCGACTTCAAATATGCCAAGACTTCAGGAGCATGGTGCTCATTGTATGGGAACTACTGCAGGAAACACTCACGGTTGGGCAAGGGATGCCAACATTTATTTTATTTCTTTTTGGGACACGGGAGCGCCAGATTATGTACTAGCGTTTCATTTAAATAAACCAATTAATCCAGAAACTGGAGTGAGAAATCCTACTGTAATGAATAATAGTTGGGGATATAATGCCACAAATATCAATTGGGCAAATATTTCTGCGGTAACTCATCGTGGAATAAACTACAGTCCAACATCAGGATCAGCTGGATCTTATGTCTGGGATACAACCCTAACAAACACTTTCTGGATGAAAACATCTCTAACTCGCAATGCCGAGGTGGATGCAGATTATGTTGACTTAATCAATGCTGGCGTAATTGTTGTTGCTTCTGCTGGTAATTCTAATTCTTATGCGGATGTTTCTACAGGAATTGACTATAATAATTCTTTTGTTATGTCTGGAACAACTTATTATCCGCATAGAGGATCAAGTCCAGGAGCAGCTGAGGGTGTTATATGTGTTGGCGCAGCTGGATCACACAATGAGACTAATGGAGACATTTATTCAGGAACTGCAGTTGAATCTGGAGATTGGAGAGCAGAGTTTAGTAATTTTGGTCCTCGTATTGATGTGTGGGGATCTGGGTCTGCAATCCAAAGTGTCTGGAAAACAGGAGAGTCTTTATATGATAATATTAATGCTGCAGATCCACGTGTTGCAGCACTTGGTCTTACCGATACTACAAATAATAATTTTAAGAAATGTCCTGGAACTAGTATGAGTGGTCCTAATGTATGTGGTGTTTTTGCATGTCTTGCACAAGCATATCCCAGAATGAAACAAAATGATGCAAGAAATTATATTACTTCTGTATGTACTGGTGCAACAATGCAATGGACTACTGGTGGAATTATTGATGATAGAGATCTTGGTTATTCAAAAAATACTGCTAGTGGAATTAAATATATGTTCTTGAAAGGTAATAGAATTAACAATTCAGAACTTAATACTTATAATTCAATTCCATATCCATCTGGTATTACTGTTTCAAAACCATCTTCTGGACTTACATATCCAAGGTCTCCAAAAATTATTGCTGGTTCAAAAGCATCTAAAGCAACATATGCATTGTCAGTTTATAAATCAACCACATATACGTATAGTGTAACATATGGATCAAATTATGGATCAGGGTATTACGCTTTCTCTACGGGTGTGAATAACAGTGTTGACCTAGGAAGTAACCCTTCTCTCAGTGCAAAAGTAGGAGATACATTAATTTTTACTGTGATGGCGAATGGTCATCCATTTTGGGTTAAAACAACAAACACAACAAATTCAAGTAATGCAATAACTGCAAACATTACAAATAATGGCACTCAAGATGACACGATTACTTGGAATACAACTGGACTAGCACCTGGAACTTATTATTATGTTTGTCAATATCACTCAAGTATGAAAGGAACAATTACTTTATCAGCAGCAGCAGGTAATGAAATAATTTCTTCTAATGGAGTTGATAAAGCTAATATAGTGTTGACAACAACAGGGATTGCAAATGGTACAAAAATTCCTTATCTTATTACTAGCAAATATAAAGGCGCTGGACTAACACAAACTACAGTAACAAAAAATGACGGTTTGTATATTGCTTCCAATAGTAGCAATACATATTCTGCTACTAAGACTGGACCTGAGTTTGGTGGAGGTGGATATAATTCTCCTCTTAATAAAAGACATAAAATTAATATGAGTGCCAGCAACACTAATCCGACATGGATAGATGATCCAAACGGATGGAGTGTGTATGATTACAGTACTCCTCTCATAACTTGGACTCCTGCCACATTTAATATTAACGTTACCGCGAGTAATACATCTTCGTATACAATGTCTGGGACAGATCGTATGGGAACAGTGAGTGGATCTGATCCAATAATTACGGTTCAGTTTGGAGATACTATTAATTTTGCTGTAAATGCAAATAACCATCCATTCTATGTGAAATATACTACTGTTAATGGTGGGTCAGGAAATCAAATTACAGGAGCATCTGGAGTTATTACTAATCAAGGAACACAAAGCGGAACTGTGAGTTTGAATACTGCGTTATTAAATAACGTTGAAGGAAATCCTCTTTCTGGTGCTCAATATGATTGGCAAAAAGAAATTATCATTTATTATCAGTGTGGAAATCATTTAGAGATGAGGGGAGCGATTGTTGTTAGATCAGGATATCCTACAATCTATAATGTAGACGTTGAATGCGATCTTGTTACTACCGCTTACAATACACAAAATAAAGCAGATGATTCTTATTGGAAGATCAATGTTCCATGGAATATTCCTATTTTTGGAACAAATACAAATCTCATAGCAGTTAGTACTAATTCGTATATTACTTTTGGATCTGGAACGCACGCTTGGCAAAACTTACAAACTTTAAATCTAAACAAACTATTGTTAGCAGCTGGAGATGGTTCTTCCTATAGCTTAAGTTATATAATTTATGGAACAGCTCCTAACAGGACTTTGTTTATGGAATATTATGGACAACCCTCAACGGGGTATACCGTGGGGGAGGTGTCAACATGGTGGCAGGCATCCTTTAAAGAAAATGATGTAAATAACATTTATGTATCCGTTATTCAGAATGGACGATATGTAGTTGAAGACATTACTGATAGATATCCTTTCCATCAAGGATATATTTTAGGTGGACAAAATACAAATGGAGTGTTTACAATAAACAATAATACAGCAACACTTACAATCACGCCATCTGAGTATTTTACCCCTCCGTCTGATGTTAGTTCAACGGGAATGAATGTAAACGTTAGACTAGGGTTCTACGGATCTCCTAATGTTGATTTTAATGTAACTTAATTTATAGGAAAAGATTATGCAAAAAGTATTCAACGCACTCGCAGTTGCTTCATTTGTACTCAGCGCAACTACAGTAGGTGCTGGTATCTATGCTTATATGAATAGAGAAACCCTAATTGAACAAGCAAAGCGTGAACTCATGGAGGCAGTTGTACCCAAGGGTGTCAAACAAATCACTGATAAATTACCAATCAAACTACCATTCTAATCTATATTGCAAAGAGAAAGATGAAACGATATCTCGTAATGCTTGGGTTATCACTAAGTTTTATTATCCCAGTACAAGCATCACAAATAGCAAAGAAACAACCAACAGT